TCAAGATACACGGCGCTTTCAATGTCATCATTCTGCTCGAATCCTTCAGCAAAATACTCAACGTATTTGCGAGTGCTTACTGTAGAAATAACAGACGTTTCAGAAAGAACTTTAGATTCATTTTCCAAAAGCAAAAAAGATCCGCTTTCAAGCAGTTGATAGTTCAAAACTGCTTGCGTTGCGACTGACCTTTCAACAATCAACCAAACGTCATTTACGTCAGCATCAGGGCTCGTAATAACTTGTACAGATTTTACTTTGGAGTTAGTCCCAGCAATCGGATGGCGGTGCCAACCGTAAACGTTTTGTTCTCGGTCATAGGTCATGCCGAGCAGTCGACCGTTAGAGAGCACCGTCCAAATAATGTTGTCCGGCTCTTTCTGGTACGCTATTTCGACGATGCCGGTCTGCGTGATCTCGGGATACAGCACGTTCATGTCGCGCGGAACCCATGAGTCAGATTGGATGTCAAACCGCAGCTCGATGATGCGCCGACCACCGATGCGCACGAACAGCACCGCATCCTCAACCAGCACAGGCTCCAGCTCTCGAGAGCCTTCAGCAGACTGAATCTCGTACTTGACGTTTTCGGGGCCGAGCACTTGGTTCGGCGTGATCTCCTGCACAGCGACTTCGGAGCCTGCCGTACCAATCAACAGCACATCCGATGCCGTCATCCAGCGAATCTTGTCGACCGTGCCGACCGAGAGCGTCAGCGAAATAGCATTGTCAGCCAAAATCTCGCCAAGAGTGTCCGGCGACATCGATGCATAATCACCAGCAACGGATGCATAAATCTGTTGGTTGCCAGCCCACCACAAACGATCGCGCCAGAAAGCGACCTTGTACGGGAATGCGGCACCTGTCGCTTCGCCCCATGCGCCGATCCGGTAACGGCAATCGTCGCCGGCAACCACCTCGGCAGGAGCGATGCCCGGGCCAATGATGTCGACGGTCGCATTCTGCGCATCCGTAATCGCTGTCACTTTGACGATGACGTAACCGGGGTGCAGATACTCCCAAGTCACAGCACCGTCAGACTCGGTGCCTTCTTCGTGTATAGGGCGCACAGAGCCCGTTGTAGCAGAGTTTGTCGCCTCGTAATACTTGCCATCGGACTTGCGCAAATTGGTCGCTGTGACCGCCTTATTCGTTTCCCACGGCGGCGTCGTGATGTTGACCGGCTCTAGCCGGAACAGCATCCCAACGTGCTCGTTCTCAAATATGCTCGTCGTACAGGCGAGCGATACGCCCGTACCGGATGACGCGCCGAGCGTGAAATTCTTGTAATCGATCGGCTCAATTTGGAACGGGCCATCTGTCGGCGAGTACGTTGCGAAGGCCCAGCTCGTGTTGCCGCTGCGGGTCAACGTGCGCGGCGCATAACCCTCGCAGCCGATATAGAGCACATCACCCGACTGGACGATAGAAAGGGCGCAGCCGCCCTCTGGGCTCGTTAAATCGGCCTCGGCGTAGGGACTCGCAATCTCGTAGACTTTTTGCAGATCGCCGTTAAATACATACGCGCCGAATCCGGTCGTATCAATCGCGTTGCCGAACCAGTCCTTAAGAGAAAAAGTATTTGCACCGGCATTGACGTTCGAAACTTGCACATATCGGCCATTGAGCTCGGTCATGCCCTCAACGCCGACAACATAAAACCAGTCGCCGTCAGCCGGATCGGTGCCGGTGTAGCTCAAAACCCCGGGGTTTGCATTCGTGATGTTGGTGATATCAAGTGTGTCACCGAGTACCACACCGCGATCGGTGAAGAACCGAACGTATTGGTCGCCGAACTCGAGCACATAGGCTTGATCGAACGAGAACTCAAACCGCTTGAGATACGAAACTTTGTCTTGATACTTGGTCGGCAAAACGAACCGAGTACCCGGCATTCGCTTGGCCGGCCCCTGCACGGTCGGGACGAACCGCTCCATCTTGTAGCAGGAGCTCGAGTATTTCTCGAAATCGACGCGGCCAGATAGGAGAGGGCCGACCTCGCCGCCGTTAAAATTCGAGATCGCAGGCGAAACCTTTGCCATGCGTTACAGCCTCGCCAAAATCCAAGTCTGGTCTGCGAGAGACTCCGGTGGGTTTTCGATTGCGTTAGCTATAACGGCATCCTTTATCGAATTTCGATAATCGTTATAGGCCATCTGTTTCTGCTCTGCGCTCGCCGTCAAAGGCTCGGCGAGAATGTACGCAAGGTATGCGGAGAAAGCCATATCGAACGCCGCATCAAACTGCACCGGGTCAGTTACCCGAGACAGATAACGCAGCTTCAACGGGCCAGCTTGATTCGAGAGAATGTACTTGCCCTCGACCACATACTCTTGACCGCCGGTCGAGATCAGATCCGACAGATCCGGTGACGGATACCATTGGCCGACTTGCAGGATGCGCATACAGTCTGTCGGCAACGGATACTGATACGCCCAATCCCAAAGCGGGACTGTCGTATCCGCAGCGAGATTCGCTCGCTTGATGCAAAAGCGCCACGAGAAGCGGCGCTGAAGATAATCCCGTGTCATGTCGAACACGGCATTCACTTCACGGGCAGGCTTAGTGTTGTCCGTGAGATTCAAAATGCGCAAATCCCCGAGCTTCGTCAGCGCGAGGTTTGCGATTGCTACGTTACTAGCGGCCATCGGGAGACCCCGAGACCGTTAAGCCGGCGGCCAAGTATCTTGCGTGATTGCTTCCTTGATCGTGTCAAGGGCAAGCAAAACCTCAATCTTGCTCATATTAGCAGCGAGATCCACGCGCACTTCAACGTCGGTCGTCGCCGTCGATGACGAGCCTTCCGTCACGTTGCGAACGCCTTGCTCGCCACGATCAATACCGTAAAAACGATCTGCCATGATTCTCTCCTAGGAGAAAAGGGCGAGCCGGTTTCCCGACCCGCCCTTGTTTCTTACGCCGCGTAACGACCGATCAGCTTCACGGTCGCAGTCGCATCAGCGTCTGCGGTGAGCGTGAAAGCCACATCGTAGAACACCGACGGGTCAGAGGTGAGGCCGAGGGCGTCCCACAGCTCTTTGCCGCTGTTCGCGATCGAGAACACAGCCGACTCGTGCAGAACATCCGTGCCGTTAATCGCGCCGTCCTTGAGAGACAGAGCCGAGGCAAAGAAGTCAGCATCGACCACAGCGCCGCCGTCCTTGGCTGTGCGATACAGGCCAATGTCGGAGATCGTCGTGGTGCCGATGTCCGGCGAATAGATTCGAAGATCCGTCATCACCGCATTCGAGGGAACGCGGAACATACGGTACGTCGAACCCGTGTTGTCGCCAGAGGTGATCGCAGCGGTCGCCACCTCGATGCGCTCAAAACCACCGTCTACACGGGGGCTATTGAGCACAGCCGGAAGGGCGTCTGCGTTGGTGATAAGGGTTGACTTAACTGCTACAACTGCCATTTTCGTTTACTCCCTTATTCAGCGCAGAGGATGTCAACGACCTTCTTCTCTTCGGTGCGGGTAGCACCAAAGGTACCCATCAGGTAAACCTGATACGGGTGCGAGGAGAGGTCACGACGCTGCGTGATGTCAGACATGATGTCATTCCACATCCCCAAGTGAACGCCCGAAGGCACCCACACCGGGCAGCGGCGATGGCTCGAGCTCGTCGGCAAACGCTCGCTGTGGATGAAGTTGATGCCAAGGAACTGCATGACCTTGCCATCCTTCATCACCGGAGTGTCGCTGTTGAAGTCGCTCGAGACCACTTGGATCTGGCCCAAGAGATCGTCGTGCTGCTCGGCAGAGATGGCGCAATACACCGGCTCCGCGTCGAGATCAACCTCGTTCTCCATCAGGATGCGACGCGCTTCACGCAGCTTGTCAACCGTGAGACCAACGTTGCCAGAGGCAGCGTAGTTCACAGCAACGCGCTGGTTGGTCGTGTCGAAGCCCGTGGTCGTGCCGCCAGCTTCGCCCGTCTTGTTGTCACCAAGCATACCGCTGATGATCACATCGTCCATCGCACGGCCCATCGCGTACAGACCGTTCTGCGCATAGGCAGACTGCGGGTCAGCGAGGAGACGGAGCTTGTCGAAGTTGTCGATCAGGTCAGCCCAATCGAAATCTTCTGGGAACACCCAACGGCGAGCGTTAGGAGTATTGACCGGGACGATCGGCGAATAGCGGGTCGAAACCGCACGAGCAGCGGTAGCACCGTACTGCGTGACGACTTCAGACGCCTTACCCTTGTATGAACCAGTCTGCACAGAGGTGCGCAGCTTGGAGCCCTTTTGCTGCAAAAGCAGCGAGATGTTAGTGCCGTATTGTACGGCATAAACTGATGCAATATTGTCGGCCATGATAGCCCTCCAAAAAAACTAAATATGTAGTGTTTCTCGGATGGCTTGTCCGTTACCGGGGCCAGAATCCTTGTGAGATACGCTCTCACCGATCGGTCGTCTTTCCGACTGTCAGTTGGGGCCTTACGGCTTGCCCTTTCCTATGCGCAAAAAAAGAGACCCGAGATTTCTCCCGGGTCTCAATGCTAGCTCTCACAGGAGAATACGCCGAGGATAGTACCTCGCGCGTATCACACTAGCAACTACTCTGTAAACAGCTCTGGGTTAGCCATCCGCTGCAATCGCATCATCTCCTCAATCGCCACTTGACGAATCTTATCGTCACGATTCATGTAACGAGCCATGAACTCCCGATCAGCGCCAAGAGAATCAATCTTGTTCTTCGCTGCCTGCGGAGTCAGCGCGCCACCAGACTGGGCCTCAGATCCGACAAACGACCCTTCAGCAAACGACGAACCGATCGCATGGAACAGCTTGATCATCGGCCCGGTGCCGATCGCCTGCTCCAGCCGCTCGAGCCCGTCAGCGTCTAGCCCAGCATCTGCGCCAAACTTGCCGACAGCGCGTTTAGCGAGTTCGATGTTTTGGTCAGCCGCGGCACCCCACTCCCGACGCAACGCCGAGAAATCCTCCTCGGACTTGCTCAAGAATGACTCACGCTCCATCTCTATCCGCTGCGTGGACGTTTGATTCCACCACTCAGCGAGCCCCTTGGCTTGCTTATTGGTCAGCCCCAGATCGTGAAGCACGGGAGCGACCGCCTGAGCGAATGAGCCGTCATCCCCTTCCGGTACTGGCAACTCGTACTTGTCGGCGCTCTCCGGGCGTCCTAGGCGGTTATAGACGGCACTCCAGCCCTCTGCGTCGTCATCCGACTTCGGGGCGAGAATCGTGCGTCCAGCCTTGTCAGCGCCGAACACCTTCTCGAGATTCTGATAGGACAGCAGGGCGTCAGCCGGCCCCTTCCATCCTTTGGCCTTGACCAGCTCTCCAAGCTGGCTTGCCGTTCCTTGGTCGATCCCTTCCGGCGCGTACCACGCGGGAGCCGCTGCCGGAGCAGTCGGGTTGCCTGCTTCCGCAGACCCTTGATCGTCACTCATCGATGAATTCCTCTTGTAGATTGGTCAAGGTCTTTTCATCCAGTTGCAGCGCCTCGACAATGAGCTGCACCGTTTCTTGGCGACCGACCATGCGGCCAACCTCGAACATATCTGTCGCACCGGACTTGTCCACGGCGACAGGCGGTTTCCCGTAGCGGGAGAATCGCTTCAGATGGGCGAGGATGATCTGCCCGTCTTGCGATAACTGGTTCGTCTTGCCATCGATCAGGGCTCGCTTGTAGGCGCGAGATCGAAACAGCACCCGAGCGACTCGGGCGCGCATCACAGCAATCATGCTCGGCATCA